ATTTTTATTTAAATATCTACAAACATATTTAATTACGTTTGCTTGAAATGGATTAAGTTCATTTGATCTTATAAACGTCCAAGGTTGAATCAAAAACGAAGCGTAGTGATTGCCACCCACCTGCCTATCTCTTGGAAACGTTTCATCAAATATATCTTTGTTTGTCATAGGTCCTCCTTTCCTGTAAATGATAAAGAAGTTTTACTTTTTAAGATCCATAAAGTTTTCTTTGCTCTTGAGCATGCAACAAACTTTAAACGTTTCTTTGTAAACATCTCTTCATCTCTTGTTAATTTAAAATCAAAAACTACATTATCAAATTCTTTACCTTTGATGGTATGTATGTTTTCTATAAATACTCTGTGGTCTTCTAAATCTCTGTTTTTATTGACTATTTCTCTTACATAATTTTTAGTTTCAGTATTTTTATAAGCATAGTCTTTAATTAATAATTGAAAATCATTTGTGTTTTTTATACCAGGCAACACATATTTATTATCAATAAACCAATCTATGTTGTATGTTCCTTTCTCAACTTGTTTATCTAAATCCTCTGTTGTTTTTAAAACATAATCATCCTTCATAACATTCATAAACTTTTTCAATTGTGGTATTGTAACTTCTTTACCAGACACAAAGTCCATGTAAGCTCTTTGGTTTTTTATCATTTGTGCAGGATATTTAAATTTTGTTTTTTGATCTTCTTTAGCTATCTTCATTGGCATACCTACGCTCATTAAATAACTTATTATTTGAGTAGGATCACCTCCCCTAAAAGTAAATATAAAAGATTCTTTAGTATTTAATATTCTATTTTTTAATTCTGACGCAAAAGGGTCTTGCGCTAAATCTGATAAATAATACATTTCTCCTTCTACAACTACACCTGTCCTATTTCCGTTTTCATCTAATTCTTCTCTTGGTTTCCAAGTTCTTTGATACCCATAGTATGTCCAAATAGGATTAATTATTTTTTTACAATATTCATTTATGACTCTTGGACATCGATAACCTTCTTCTAATTCTATCTCTGGATTTGCAAACTCTCTGTGAAAAGAATCAGGGTCTGCTCCTGCAAACTCAAATATAGATTGATCAGGATCTCCTGCCTTGTAAAAGTAATCTACATTTCTTGACATTATTTCTTCCGCTCTCCTTTGTATAACGCTCGAATCCTGTGCTTCATCTACTATTAATATTTTAATATTTCTACAAGAGGCTATAGACATTTGTTCGTTATTGCAAAATTCTTCTACCATGTCTTGAAAGTCTAATAGTCTGCCTTCTCTACCATTAATTTTTTTATTCGTTTTAAATTCCTTATATTGTTTTGACATGTCTACTAATTCTTCTGGTAGGTATTGATAATCAGATTTTTCTTCTTCACTCAAACTTCTATAATAAGATAAAATATCTTTACCATTGTCTCTTGCCATGCTTATAAATTTAAAAAAAGGATGTGAAGTTACAAGTAAACTTACGTTGTAAAATTGTTTGTCTAAAGTGTGTTTGTTAAATTTTGGTTTTTGAATTTTTAAATTTTCATAGTCATCCATGTTAAATGCTAAACCTTTTTCTAATCTGTCCTTGCAAAACTTGTGAATGGTACTAACATTTTCTTTTAATGTTTCTTTTGAGTTTTTGATTAACTGTAAAAGTTTTTTACCAGTATTATCCTCATACTTTTGTATTGTTTCGATATCTGTTATCTTGTTTCTAATGTGATCAGCAGCTGTGTTAGTATGTGATATTATCATTATCTGTGTTGGAGAATATTGCTCTAAATGATTATAATATATCTCAACTAATTTAGTTGTTTTTCCTGTCCCTGGAGGACCTGCTATTCTAATTTTCTTCATAGTTTATTACTGGTTTTGCATCATCACCCAAAACTTCGTATTTATCTGGGTCAGATTTAAAACGCCAAGTTGGAATTGATACTTTTTTATTGGTTACTTTATTAACAACACTGCCATTTACTTTTTCAGCTTGTAAAAAATGTTTTAATTTAAATGTAACTTTTCTTCTAGGAGTGTTAATCTTTTGCGTCTTTAGATAATTCATGAAGTTATCTAATTTAAAATCTAAGAGACTAGTCTTTTTATCCACATAACACGCATTCTCTAACAGATCCTCTTTTATGAAAGAAACTGTTTGTTTTCTTATAAAATCATACACTAATGCTTTAAATTCATAGTCTTCGCTCGCCTCTTCATCAGCTTTCTCTTTGACTCTTTTTTCTAATCTTTCATACTGCATGTCTAAAAAAGCTGCTTCTTTTAATTTTACAATAGCAATAGGTGGAAAATTTCCCATGCTTGTTAAAGCATTTATCCATCGTTTTTTATCTATTAAAACGTCACCAGTCATCTCAACTCTAATAAATTTTTTTACCTTATCAGCTTGTATTACTTCTACTGTCTCATAGAATATTGGAGGCACACTTGTATATTCTGTTATGTTTCCTAAACCTTGAGTGGCTTCTATTAAATCTAATGCTTCTTTTGGAGTTATACCACAGACATGTCTAGTGCACGCGGAGGCATCACAATATTTTTTTATGTCAGGTCTTTTACAAAGATAATTATATTCTTTGTTTTCAGATTTTAGAATGGTGGAGTCTATTTCTTTTTCTTCTAAAGGATCTTGCATGTAATTTTTGTTAAAAAATTTTAATAAAGTTTTTGCATCAAACGTGCTAAACTTTTCTATGTTTTTTAAACCTGCTTGCACAGCCCTCATTGCCCAAACATATTTATGTAAAAGAAAATCATTTCTATTTACACTTGGCACTTTACCATTATTATCTTTCAAACAATTTTTTGTACAAGGTAAAAATAAATCTTCTAATGTTTTTTCTTTTAATTTTTTAGGTTTAACTACTTCTTTTACTTCTTCTACTAAAAATTCTGTTAAATTTTCTTGAGCATACTTATCATGCATTTCAAAAAATGTTTCTATATCTGCGTCTTCAAAATCATCTGTGTATGCAAAGGTGCTCCCTTCTTCATGATTAAAGTAAGGCATGTTTAGCCAAGATCCAAATTTATTATTTTCTAAATTTATTTGCATTGGATACACTCTGTCTAATATGTCAGCAATTCCTAATTTAGCTGCAAATTTATTCATAACTAATTTAACTTCTTCTGCACTGTAGAAGTCTTTCATGAACATATAAACATGTGCTCTGCCACTTTTTGATCTAAACATTATAAGTGGTAAATTTTTTTCTCTAATCTTGTTAAGTAATTCTTTATAATCGTAATTATTTTTATCTATGTCTATAGCTCCCCACTTGCAAGTCCCATCTTTTTTTAATGGAGCTATCCCTAACTGAGGTCCGACACCTTCTAAATGATCTTTCCATAGTTGTCTGGATACAGGTTCTTTGTTAGTCCAGGCCTCTACTTCAACTTTTACAGACAAACGATTGTCTATTCGTTTGGCTTGTCCATAAAAATCATTTGCTCCCTCAAATATATTTATAAATCTCTCTAACATAAATTAAAAGTGGGCGACTCCACTCTCGCTTCGACGCCCACTACCTAGGATATTATAAATCTATTGAAGCTTTCTTTACTTCTTGATTCTCTGGTTTAGCCTCTACTTCACCTTTACCTACGCTGATTGCAAAGTTTTTAGCCATGTCGTAGATGTTTTTATCTTCAACAGGTCCAACTTTTTCAACGTCCCAACCAAACCATGTTCCTTTGTCGTTAGACATCTGAACAGTTTTTAATTTGTAAATGTGGCTGTATGTAGGCGGCGTAAACAAACCATTCTTCCCTTGCATTTTAATGCCCATCATCATTGAGTTCCACTTCCTACTCACTTTTAATTGAGTAGATTTCATAGAAATCAAAGCTGATTGAGGATTGTCACTTACGACTAATACAAAATGATTAGCAGTGTTATCAAGATAATTACCATTTGGTAATCTATCTTTGTAGTCCTTACCTCTGGTAGTTTTACTTATGATATCACTGTCTGCATCATGAATAGCTACAGGTGCACCTGTACTTGTGCCTCTGTCTGCCCATTCAATGTACTGTCTTTTGTAGTGACAAGGTATGACATTAATTTCATCATACAATGCATTTGTAACAGTGTTTATTATTTTGCCAGGTTCTGCGCCTTCGACATATTTACCATCACGCTTATTAACTTCAGGTGATAGTTGACCCAGAATTTTTAAGAAAGGTAACGCAAGATCTTCCTGCGATATATTCTGAGCGCCTTGTTGTGCATCAGCTTCAAAT